TCCATAACCTAATAAGGCGGGGTAAGTTTATATTATGTCAAGAGCAACACTAATTGATGAGCGTCCAGAAGAAGAGTTAGAAGCAACAGATCAACTCGACACAGAAGATACTGTAGAGACTCCAGAAGAGCAACCTCAAGCAGAATCTGAACTTCCAGAAAAGTATCTAGGTAAGTCAGTAGAGGATCTAGTGCAGATGCACCAAGAGCTTGAAAGATTTACTGGCAAGCAGAGTACGGAAGTTGGAGAGTTACGTAAACTTGTTGATAACCATATTCAGACACAACTTGTTAACCAACCAGCACCTCAACAACAGCAACAAGAAGACGAAGTAGATTTCTTTGTAGATCCTACAACTGCTGTTAACCGAGCTATAGACAACCACCCTAAGATAAAAGAAGCACAAGCTTATACACAACAATACAAACAACAGGCTACTCTTGCACAGCTTAAATCTAAGCATCCAGAAATGGAAAGTATTTTGCAAGACCCTAAGTTTGCTGAGTGGATCAAGGGGTCTAAAGTTCGAACAAACTTGTTTGTACACGCTGACCAACAGTATGATTACGACGCCGCTGATGAACTATTTAGTAACTGGAAAGAACGTAACCAAGTAGTCCAACAGACAGCGCAAGCTGAAAAGGTAGCCCGTAAGAGTGCAGTACAGTCTGCTAACACAGGCAACGCTCGTGGAACATCAGAAGGATCTCGTAAGAAAGTTTATCGTCGTGCTGACTTAATTAAACTTATGAAAGAAGACCCTGACCGCTACATGGCACTACAGCCTGAAATTATGGCAGCTTATGCGGATAGGAGGGTCAAGTAGCCTAAAGGAGAAATACAATGGCTGAACAAACTTATCCCGGTACAGTTGGCGGCGGGTCAATCGTCAACAAAACAGCAGCAGACAAGTTTATTCCAGAGATCTGGAGTGACGAAATTATTGCTGCTTTCCAAAAGAACTTGAAGATGGCACCTCTTGTTAAGCGTCTTGCTATGACAGGAAAGAAAGGTGACTTGATTCACGTACCTAAGCCCATTCGTGGTGAAGCAAACGCTAAAGTTCAAGACACTGCTGTTACTATCCAAGCAAATGTCGAGACTGAGTTGCAGATCACTATTGATCGTCACTTTGAGTACTCACGTTTCATCGAAGATATCGTAGAAGTACAGGCTCTGTCCTCTCTGCGTCAGTTCTACACTGAAGATGCTGGCTATCAGTTGGCTCTTACGGTTGACACTGACCTGATGAATGCTGCCACTGGCTTTGGTAATGGTACTCGTACTACTGCTCCTGCTAACACTGGTGCAAACTGGGTTAACTCTAACAGTTATTACTTTAATGCTGCTGCTGGTCTTGCTGCTTACGCAACTGACACAGTAACTGCTGGTGATAACTTTACTGATCTTGGTTTCCGCGAAGCTATCAAGTTGATGGACGATGCTAACGTACCTATGGACAACCGTTGCTTGGTGATCCCACCTGCTGCGCGTAAGTCTATCATGGGTATTGATCGCTACGTGTCTTCTGACTTTGTTGGTGGACGTGGTGTTGAGTCTGGCTTGATTGGTAACTTGTACGGTGTAGACGTTTACGTTTCTTCTAACTGTCCTGTTATTGAAGTAGCTGCTCAAAACAGCGCCTCAACTCTTGACACTCGCGGTTGTTTGTTCTTCCACAAGGACGCTCTTGTTCTTGCAGAGCAAATGGCTGTACGTTCGCAGACTCAGTACAAGCAAGAGTACTTGTCTACTCTGTACACTGCTGACACTTTGTACGGCATTCAAACCTATCGTCCAGAAGCAGGATTTATCCTGTCACTAGCTGACGCTTAAGTTCTACAGGGGTCGCAATGGCCCCTTTTATTTAAGCATCTTAGATTAGGGTGTTTAACTAAAAGACACAACGGATAGGAAAACCTTATGTCTAACTATGTAAAATCCACAAATTTTACTGCTAAAGATTCTTTACCTACGGGTGATGCCAATAAGGTTATTCGTGGTTCGGAGTTTGATACAGAATTTAATGCTATTCAAGTAGCTAGTGCAACTAAAGCAGACTTAGGCTCACCTACGTTTACTGGCACAGCTACGTTTGATAATGTTACTGTTACAGGTACTGTTACCGCAGTAACTATTGATCTTAACGGCGGTGCTTTAGACAATGTTGTTATTGGCGGCACAACGCCTGCGGCTGGTACGTTTACTTCTTTAGTCGCTACAACGGCAGATGTTAACGGTGGTACTATTGATGGTGCTGTTATTGGTGGCTCTACTCCAGCAGCGGGAACTTTTGCGGCTGTTGCTGGTACTACAGGTACATTTTCAGGGGCTGTTACAGGTTCTAACTTAAACATATCTAACTGGAACACGGCCTATGGCTGGGGCAATCATGCGTCTGCTGGGTACTTAACCAGTGTAGCGTTTAGTGATATGGATGCTGCTGCTGTTGTTTTATCTTCAGAAACCTTTGTAAGTAACGACACAACTTTACCTACAACAGCCACGATGACTGCAAGAATATTAGCAGCTTCTCTTGGCCCTACTGCATCTCTTGATGATCTTAGTGATGTTAATTTAACACCTGCTCCAACAGACGGTCAAACTTTAGTTTTTGATAGTAGCACATCTCAGTTTATAGCGGGTACTTCCGGTGCAGGGCTGGACGGTGGTTTTGCTAATTCAACTTATCTTACAGCTCAGAATTTTAACGGAGGCGGTGCATAATCATGGCTAGCATTATTCAAATACGCAGAGATACAGCATCTAACTGGACTTCAGCTAATCCAACATTAGCACAAGGTGAGTTAGGAATAGAAACAGACACACTAAAAGTAAAAGCAGGAGATGGCACTACGGCGTGGACTTCTGCTAGTTACCTAATTGACACAGGCGGTTACGCAGCTTACTCAGACACAACAGCTAACTTTACAGGCGCATTACAGAAGTCAGGATCTCCTGTTGTTACAGCGGCTTACACAGGCGACGTAGACGTTACTGGTGAGTTAATAGTTGATAGCTACAACGAAACCTACGCCGCTGTTACTAGCACGTCTAACGCTACTACTGTTAATTGTGAGGCCGGTAACGCTTTTAGTCACACGCTGACTGAAAATACAACTTTTACTTTTAGTAATCCCCCTGCTTCTGGTACTGCCTTTAGTTTTTCTCTTGAGCTTATTCAAGACGCTAGTGCTTCTGGGTTTACAGTAACATGGCCAGCAGCAGTAGATTGGCCTGCGGCTACAGCACCAACACTAACAGCCACAGCCAGTGCTAAAGATATCTTTGTCTTTTACACAAGAGATGGAGGCACTACTTGGTATGGCTTCACTGCTGGACAGGCGTTAGCTTAATATGAGTACTAAAAAGAAACTACTAGAGGCGGCGGCTGGTAACGCTGGTGGTGAAGCATTATACGTTGACGACGTGTTCTCGACGTATTTGTACGAGGGTAATAGCTCTACTCAAACTATAACTAACGGCATCGACCTTGACGGCGAAGGTGGGTTGGTTTGGATTAAGGACCGCACTCTTGCTAGAAACAACAACCTTTACGACACTGACCGCATAGGCACTTATCCAAAGCACCTTGTTTCAGACTCTTCTGCCGCGGAGATAGACTCTTTACGGTTGTCGTCTTTTAACTCGGACGGGTTTAGCCTCGCGTCGGCTACTGCTGTTAACGGAAGCGCAGAAGATTACGTCTCATGGACATTCCGCAAGGCACCGGGCTTCTTTGATATTGTGACTTATACGGGTACAGGAACTGCGGGAAACAGAACTATACCTCATAACCTTGGCAGTGTTCCGGGTATGATTGTTGTTAAGGACACAGCCGCTGGTGCTTGGTATGTGTGGCATAGAAGCTATACCTATCCACTTGATAATTATCAAATCTTAAACCAAACGAACGGTGTTGAAGGAAATCCGGGTGATGGTTTCTGGGGTTCTTCTGGAGCATCTGGAGTCACTTCTACTGGTTTTTCAATTTCCGGTAACGGCTCTATCAGCACACTTAACAATACCTACGTAGCCTACCTATTCGCCCACGATGCCCAAGAGTTTGGCGCAGACGAAGACGAGAGCATTATCAAGTGTGGGAGCTATAACGGCAGTAGCTCCAGCGCATCAGTAACTGTGGATTTAGGATGGGAGCCGCAATATGTATTAATAAAGAGTACAGTACAACCAGCAGACTGGTATGTTATAGACACCATGAGAGGTATGCCCGTTACCGGCGTATCAGCAACATTGTTAGCTAACACCTCTGGCGCAGAAAGTGATTTCTCTAATGGCGTTATCCCTACGGCAACAGGGTTCACTGTTACTTATGGTGGTGGATATGCCCTTAATCATTCTTCATCCTCCTACATCTACATGGCTATCCGCAGGCCACACAAGCCAGCAGAAGAGTTTGATGCTACTGATTTGTACGCCACGGCACCTCAACAAGCAAAAGTAGCGGGAAGTCTAGGGGGTTTTAGGGCAGGGTTTGTAGCAGACTTTGCTCTTAAATTTGAGCAGACAGGGGCGCACGGTAGAGACATAAGTTGCCGTTTAGCTGCTGGACAAGTTATGTACACAAATGCCACTAACGCTGAATCCTCGTCGTCCGTAGCTAAATATGATTTTCAAGATGGCATGGGTGACGAAAGTTTAGCGTCTACAAATAATTTAAGGATGTTGCTCAGACGCACCCCCGGATTCTTTGATGTGGTGGCTTATACGGGTACAGGTTCTGCAGGACACGCTGTAACGCATAACTTGGGTGTTGTGCCTGAGATGATGTGGGTTAAGCACAGAGACCAAGCTAGATATTGGCCAGTGTTTCATAAAGACATCAATATTAACTACAACTATAGACTAGAGCTTAACTCAGATACAGGCAAAGCAATAAGTGGTGAGTGGAACGGGACAACAATAGATTCTAGTAACCAAACTGACACCTTATTTAAATTAGGGACTGATTATGAAGTGAATGGCTCAGGAGGCGACTACATAGCCTA